AGTACAATGGATAATTTGAGTGTTACTAATGAACTCAACCACATGACCAGCCGCTCCACCACTAGCTCCTTTTTTTCCAAATATAACGATATCACCACGTTTAGCAGTCCATGATTTATTATCAGCTATTAATTTATAGCCGTTTTGAACTAACCATGCATGCATAGAATCTGTATTATAGAGCCAAGTCGGTTTATTTGCTCCAGCCTTCTCTACTGAACGAACAATAGTACCTGAGCAATCTCCAGTACCGTCTGAACCGTCTCTAGCTCCTGTCATTGAATATTTAATACCTTGTTGTCTTAATCCATCCATGAACCCAATAGATGTTTCAATGTTAATTTTGACCACATTATCACTCTCCTAATTTAATTAATAAAAATAGCGCTCAAATTAATGAGCGCTACTTATTTTCTTGATATCCTTGATTAAATCCACTTACTGCTGCTTCGATTAAGCTATCTAACTCAGAATCTGAAATGATAATTCCTTGATTTTCTAATAATTTTCTAGCTCTACGTTTAGCTTCATTGTATTTATGAGGTACATCTTCGTTTAATGCAATTTGCTCAACAGCATTTACTGCAATATTAACCGATTCTTTCTTTGCTTCAAATTTAGCTAATACGCCTTTTTCTTTAAAATACTGTGTTGCTTTTGCTGATACTATGCTCACTGCTCCAGTAATTAAAACAACAGCTAAATTTAACACTGCTTCTTGTAATCCATTCATATTATTACTCCCTTTCAATTTTTAAATTTGGTAAATCTTGAACCTTCTTATATAAAATCTCCCCAGTTCCATTACCTCCAAGACCTTTGTAACCTCGCCATAAATAATCTAAGTTTTCTAAGTCATCAACAGATATCCAACCCTGTTCTAAAAAATCGGAACATTGTTTATATATTTTGTCATGAAGCATTGCAATATTAGCAAACTCTAAGTTTTTAAATCTGATTTCAGTTTCTTCCCTAGACTTCAGACTAGATTTAAATATTTTTGACACTATTGTGATGATACTTCCGAACCCTAAAGCCATAAGAATACTATTGACTTCTAGTAACTTATCCAAAAAATTCATCTTACATTTTTACCACCTTTTCATTAATTTTTGACAAAATAAAAACAACTAGAAATTTATCTAGTTGTTTTTACAATGCACGTACATGTGTATAATATTGTTTGCCGATTGTGACACCATTTTCTTTTGTTAATAATTTTTTCATCATTTTCTTATAATGTCTTTGACAATCTTTTTTTAATTTCTCTATGTCCATAACTCTTTCTTCAGCATAATAAATGCTTCTGAATTTGTTTTCTCCTATATAATCTTTAATATAAGCGTCGTAAACATTTATCTCATCTCTCTTCCACTGCTGAGAAATATTATTTGTCGTTATTTTAAAATCCAAATTTTTGTTTTTAGATAAAAAATTATACAAACAATACGATAATAAGAACGACATTATACCACTGTTGTGCAATTGTCTTTCAGAAAAACAATCTCCATCTATTCCTACTAATGCTTTTTCTAAATGTACCCCCTCTTTATTTAAGCTTGTAAAATTTATATTTGCTAATCTTACATGCTTAGTATTTTGAAAGATATATAATATGTATTGCGACCCTTCGTTGCTTAAATAAAGCTTAAAATCTCCATCATGTATACATTTCATAAACATTCACCTCATGTTTATTGTACCACTAATAATTTTCTATTTGGCGAAAATCATTTTAACGAATAATTCCCCAATGGTACTCATCCCTAAATTGTTCGGATGCAAATTATCATACAAATATGTATTGTCATTTAGATAATTTATTCCACCTTCAAAATACATGTTCTTAAAAGGAATACTATAGAAATTAGCTATTTTTTTCAAGCCTTCACATAATTCAATCATCTTATTTCTCGGTCTAGAATCTGTTGTTGATTGAATAGGAGAGAATAAATAAATTTTTAATTTTGGATTCTTTTCAAGTGCATACTTAATTATCAAATTTACTGCTCCAAAAGTAGTTTTTGGATCTTCGCTGTCAACAGTACCAAAATTAGCTCCTCTTGCTGGGTCATTTGTGCCTCCGAACATTGTAAAAATATCAAATTTTGTGAAGTCTATTTTTTCATCAATCACTATATCTTTATATAATGAGCCGTGTTCCATATTAGAAATAGCTGAATCATACAAACGATAAGTAGCTCCCGAATTTCCATAAGTCATAACGTTAGCTCCTGCATCAATCAATTTTTGCTGATATCCTGTAATTTTACCTACACCTTCTACAGTTTGATTATGGAGCCATGTAATTGAATCGCCAGAAACTGCTATATTTTTATCATCTAAAAATCCATCCATTCTTTCTGGAATTTTTATCCATTCGTTTTCTATCTTGTATGGTGTAAATGACTTAGGTTTAATTCCTTTTGTTAACATAAACATACCTAAATCAATCTTAACAACATTAATTCTCATCCAATAACAATTTTTAGGAACAGTACAATAAAACCAAGTTTCATCATCTTTAGTTAATTCGATTTTAGACATCCATCTTTTTTTGTCATAACTGAAAAAACCACCTGGTTGTTGATACGATTTATTAAATAAAAACCTTTCTCCAGGCGATACTTTTATAAATCGAGATAAATTAATAATTTGCGCATCTCCAACTCGACCTAAATTATCAATATACTTACTTTCTTCAGAACTATCATTATTATATAGATTAAAGATTTTACTATCAGCAAATTGCTCTGGTAATAATTTACCTTCTAAAAAATCTGTATCTAATCTTAAGCCTTTTATCTTACCATGATTCGGAACATCGAATGGTTGTTCAGCAACTCCTTTATAGATACCAAAATTTTTTACTAAATCACTTGGTTTTCCTGCAATATTTATCCTTATAAACCTTGCTCTTTTAGACTCAATGATATTATCACCGTTGCTACTAACTTTAATATTATCAATAAATCTGTAATTGCTATCATATCTAGCTCCTGCAATTGATGGTGAGCCAAATAGGTTAGTAAAAAAATAGTTAGAATATTTATCTACTTCAATATAATCAGTACAGTATCCCTCACTGTTAACTGTGTCTGTTTCTTTGCCATCTATAACATATTTTCCCAAAGTGATTTTGTCTAGATCAAATAAATTTTTACTTTCATCATAGTCAAAAAGTAAGTTTTTTAATATTTTTCTATTCTTGTCAACAGAATTCAATTTATCTGCTGCTTCAGGATTGATTTTAGATAACAACAACGAATCATCTTGCAATTCAATACCTTGATATACACCTAAGTCAACCCATTTATTTTGTTTCCAAATAAAAGTATGTGCACCTTCAGTCAATGTTGAATCAAACACTAAATATGTACCATCTGAACCTTTAGGATATCTATCATTCAAAGCTTTTACAGAGTAAAAAACATCTCTTGGTCCACCAGTTGCAACTGAACCTATTAACGAATCTACATATGTAATATCAGATTTACGCTGATTTAAATGATTAAAGTTTTCAACAACTCCGCCCTCAATACGATTCATTCGCTCTGATGTCACCACTGCACCATTCTCAATATTTTGAGTTTCTGTCATATTTTCATCATAATCATTCCAATGCTGTGCTATATATACCACTTATTAATCACCTCGTTTTATTTTTTCCAACTCTGAATTAAGATTTTTAACAGCAACCAATAAAGACATCACGACTTGTGTTAATGAAATGTTCCCATCATCTGTTTTAAATAAATTATCAATATTTATTTCAATATCATCTATCAGCCCTAATTTGTTAAGTATTTTATCACCATCAAACATATATACATCTGTACTATTAATTGCATTTAATACGATGTCTAAATCTACCTTTCTATAATCAATTACATCAGCACTATTTATTTTTTGATATAGATCTGAATAATTATCAAAAAATAAATCACCATTTTTAAACTCAATCAATGAGTTGTTTGGTTTATTAAATTTTATTGACTCATTATCAAAATCAATATCCATTTTATTTCCTGATGTATTTCCCTTAATTTTTTTAGCATTCAAGCTTTCGATGGCTTCATCTTTAACACTACCATCTTCTATTTTTGTATAGTTGTTTATCGTAACTTTGTTACCTGAAATTTGAAGTGGCTTACCATCTAAACTTTCTTCTGATAAATTTATTTTTTCTATAATATCTTCTTTAGTTATTGAATTTTCTTTATTTGATGTTACTTCTTTATTTAAGCGAACAATTTCTCGATTTAATGGACCTTCAAATATATTTAACTCACTAGATTGAGATTGTGTTTCTGCTGAACTAGTAGCTTTTAACCCACCATTATAGTGTAATTTATAAGATAGATTCGGTACTCTATATTGATTATTATCAATATCCTCTATAATTAACCAATCACCAGCTTCAATAGATGGTAAACCGTACCATTGGAGTGTAAAAGGGTAGTACTCGACGTTTTTAACTAAATTAAATAATTTATCCAAATCAGATTGCTCTATAAAAGGATTTTCAATTACTAATTGAGAACCGCTAGTCTTTCCCGAAATAATTTCTTTACTGGTTATTTGATTCCTATTTAAAATACCGTCTATCCTATATTTTAAATCATTTTTTGATAAACCTTTCTGATAATATAATGAACTATCAATAATTTTTTCTGTACTTTTTGGAGTTTTTAATTCCAGTACTCCAAATTTGGAAATCTTAATAAATCCACAAGCAAACTGAGCTATGTACCCTATCAACTGTCTTGCAGTCATCTGTTCCGGCAATTTAATAGTTTTATTAGGTAATGAAGAAAACGACTGAGTATTAATTTGTACTCCTACTTGACCTGCTATATCAACAGACACGTCAAAAATATCTGCTGGAAATTTTATTGTTGGTTTATATGGTTGTTCAAAATAAATAATCGCATCCATACAAGTGATAGTAGTAGTGTTATCATTTTCATTTATATCAGCATGTTCGCTAATGTAAAAAGTACCTAATCTAACGTATTCAATCGGATTGTCATAAAACATTTTATTCAACTTACCTTGCCCAATTCTCAAACTTCTTACTTTTGAATTGAAAAGAGGTTGTTTTTTGTCTTCTATTTGTTCTCTCTCAATACCAGTTTCAACAATTACTTTGTCCAATTCTTTTAAGTCTCTAATAACTTTATCAAATTTAATCTTTACTAAATCAGAAAAAACAGACCCGATTTGATAACCTGGTCCGTTCACACTTCCTGATTCAAAATCAATTGTAAAAATGTCTGCTTCAGTAAAACTTTTATCTCCAATAGTCACTCTTGCATATACTTTTCTTACGTTTTTTTCAAAAGCTTCATTGAATTTTATACTTGACTTAAGCATGACATCACTCCTCTATAAAATTCATGGATAAACCTTCCCACTTGATACTCTTAAATTTTTCATTCCAAGAATAAGCGGGAGCAGTTCTATCACCAACATAAAAGCTTTTTGTTAATTGTTTACCCTCTTCGGGATCTGGATAATTGACCGTAAAAAACTTCCCCTTAACTGATTTCAAAATAGTGGAAATTTCAGCATCACTTAAAGGACCCCATTTAAGTTCAAGTTTTACCTTTTGATCAATAATGTCCCGTTTCATTTTCCCTTTTGCATTTCTTCCTGAAGTATCAGAATCAATTGTATTTAAACCTACCGTAAAATCACGAGGTGGCTTTACAGACACCCCATTAATTGTTAATGCTCCTGACATCAAACCACCTCATTGTTATTGAATTATTGGTGTTACCCCTTGTTGCTTCGTAATCTTGTTTATTTCGTTAATGACTGCCTTACCTAAAACACCTTGATCAATCTGCATAATAATTTCAGCAGCACTTTGTTGTTGGTTATCATCTCCACGCATATTCAATGCCATCATAACGGCATTGATGATATTTTCACTGTACTCATTCATTCCACCACCGATATTTCTATCTTCAGGTGTATAAACGTATTTAACAGGTTTTTGATTTTCTCTAAACAACTCTGGCATTTGTAACGTTTGGAAATCTGCCATGTTATTGTATGGATTAAATTCAGCAGGTACGACCATTTCTCCTTTATGTAACAAGGCTATTTGGTCTTCAGGCATATAGGGTGTCCCTTTTGCGTATGGTTGAATACGATGGCCACGAGGACCCCAACCACTTCGTCCATACTGAATATCGTTACGCCAGTTAGAGTTATTAAAGAATGCCATTAATTGATGGAAACCATTCAATATTTGACCAAATCCTCTAACTCTAAAAGCATTAAATGTTTGCGGAATATATTGGAGTAAACCTTGAGCTGGATTACCATTAGCCATATTGACATCCCAAACTCCTGCTCCTTGAATCGCTTTATCATTACCACCAGATTCAAGAGCAATTTGAGCTAAAATACCATTAACTTGGCTAGGTGTGATACTTTGTTTCATCCTATTGGCTGCTTGATTAATAGGACCTCTCCATCTATCAACTCCTGAACCTTTAGGACTACTTCCACCGCCACCTTGCCCTTGAGCAATTGAACCGTTGATATGTAAATGGTCGTAATGGTCATTGTCTGGCCAACTTCTCCATTGTCCACTTGAACCTGTTCCACTCATCCCTGAACAGTCACGGACTTTACCTTGAGTAATTACATAAGCAACTTTGTCACGGAACTTTTCAAAAGCATAATTAGCTGGTGCAAAATATTGACTCGAACCATTCATACTTGAAGGAAATGCAATATCAATAGCTTGTCGTTTACCATGAGAATATGGGTCTCCGTGGCGATAACCAGAAGTCGCAACCATACCTGGATATTTTTTCATTACATCACTAGCAATGTCTGATAAATATTGCATAACTCCCATTGTTCCAGTAGTTGATGTATCAGCATCTCCACCACTGAAAAATTCATCCATTGCATTTTTTACTAATGAAGTTGCAGCATCCATTGAGGTTGAAATAGCTCCCTTAGAGATTGATAAAGCTGGGTCTAAAGCGCCTTTTAAGTTAGTAAACTTACTAACACCAACTTCCACTAACTTGCTAGGGTGTGACATATAGTCCCAAACATCCCCAGTAAACTCTTTAACACCTTCCCATTTCTCTTTAAACCATTTACCAACTCCACCTGCATAAGCCGGAATACCTCCGTTTAACATTGAAGCAGTTCTAGGTCCACTTAAAACAGAAGAACCAGCCGGTAAATCTACCATTAAGTTTCGTTTGTTTGGGAATAAACCAGTTTGACCGTTTGGCAATTGATAAGCTTCACGGAAATTAGCGCCATACCCATCATTTACTAAAGCCATTCCACCAGGATGATAACCAGTACCTTGGGCATACTTAAAGACATATTCTTTCATGCCTTTAGCTGTATCTGTAGCCCCAACTTTATCAAGAACCCAAGCAACACCTTTAATAACACCATTAACAGCTTTCATAGGAAACTCCCAAATACCTTTACCGATTTCTTTAGCTCCTTTTTGAACTGCTTTAAAACCAGCTGATAATTTACTTCCAATATCTCCACCTAAACCTTTAGCCCATCCAACTACAGAGTCAAAGGCTTTTCTAGTGTTAGTTTTGATATTATCGTTATAGGTATTAATGTTACTTTTCATTGTAGACCAAGCATTAGATGCGTTTTGTCTTGCTGTTGATGATGAATCTGAAACTTTATTTTTAATGTTATCCCATTTTTCACGAGTCCAATTTTTAGCAGTTTCAAAATTATCCCCAGTAGATTTTTTAATACCTTCCCACTTGTCTTTTACGTTATTCCAAGCAGTTGTTGATGTTTCTTTTACTTTACTTGAAACATTATCCCAAGTTTCTTTGGTTTTAGTTTTTACACTTTCCCACTTCTCGCTTGTAGCAGTTTTAATACCTTCCCATTTTTCGCCAATCCAAGCTCCGAGTTCACCAGCTTTTTCTTTAATTGTGTCCCAATTTTTCCAAAGTAAGACACCTACACCAACGGCAGCACCAACTGCAATAGTTAATGGTCCACCAAGTACAGCAATTACACCACCAATAGCAGTTCCTACTGCACTGATTACTCCAGAAAGACCGCCGATACTAGCTAATCCAGTGAAAACAGAAGATAAAACACCTGCTATTGTACTTAACATGCTAATAGCTTTTAATGTTGCAGCAAATGTGCCAACTACTAACACAAAATCTGAAAATCCTTTAGAGTGGTTATCAATCCAATCACTAATAGCCTTCAGCGCTTTTGCAACACCACCTAAAACATCAACAATTACTCCACCAGTCCATTCTGCCATCGGTTTTAAGAAACTATCCCATAGCCATTTTCCTAATGGTTTAAGTGCATTAATCACAGAATTAACAACATCAATAGCACCACTTAACAAATCAAAAAAGTTAGGAATAACTTCTGTAATTGTAAATCCAGCTAATGGAAGTAAGATATTCTCGTAAAACCAACCAATACCGTCAAACACATTTTTTGTTAATGGTTCGATTGATTTTAATAAACCGTCTATCGATTTCAAAAGCGGTGTGAAATCTAACTTGTCAGCCCATTCAGCAGTTGCTTTTGTCATTTTGTTAATTGATCCCAACATATTATCAATCATGGTTAATATAGTGTGGAAAATTGACTGACCAACTGCTCCTTCAGTCCAAGCTTCTTTTAATCCGCTCGCAAAATTAGAAATCGTATCGTTGATATTGGTTATAATTTCAAGCAAGTTTCCAAAAATTGATATCCCTATTTGATTCTCTGCCCAAGCGTCTCTAAACGACTTACCAATTTCATTAGCAAGCTCTAAAATACTGTTTAAAGCATTAAACGCTGATTGAATAAGTTTTGTTCCACGTTCATTTTCATCCCAAGCAATTCTAAAAGCCTTAGCAATATCACCAACAATATTAAGCATAGTTGCTAACAATATGAGTATATTGCTTATAAACTTCTCACCAGTGCCGTTTGTCCAAACATCCATAAAACTATTACCAATTGCTTTTGCAAGTTGAATAATTTCGCCTAGAGCATATTTCCAAGCTTTTATAACTGTTTGTCCATGTTTAGCCCAAGAGTCTTGGAATGGCTTAAAGAAGTCTCTTAGAATGTTGTTAGCTTTGCCAATCCAATCTGGCATTGCTGGAACAGGTGTATTGAAATTAACTGAATTATTATCAAGTTTTGGTGTCTCTTCTTTGTCTTCTTGTAATCCGATACGATTAATTTCATCAAATCCCATTAAAGACCGTTGAAGTTTTTTAACCTTTTCCCGATTCTTATCAGCTGAATTCCCAGTATCATTCATAGCTTGTACATTTTGGTATAAACCTTGTGCGCCTTGTTTAGCAGCCGTATAAGTTGTTCCAAAAATACTAGCTGTGAAGTGAGCTATTTGACCAGTTACAGTTGCTAATGCTCTCATTAATGCATTTAACGGTGGCAATATAGCAGTATAAATTGGATAAAATGCTGTTAGCATATTTACTTTAATTTGATTTAAAGAGCTATTAAACTCTTCGTTTGTTTTCAAAGCACTCCATAACCCAGTAGTCATTTTTCTAATTGCAGTACCGATTAATTGATAAACAATTAATGATGGCAATAGATACTTCATAGATTGACTAAAAGCTCCCATACCACTACTCATGCGCCGTGAACCATGAGCTATATTATTAGATGTTCTGTTAAACACTCCGCCAAAACGAGAAAATAACTGTTTAGATTTTTCAGCACCTTGTCCAAGCTTCTTAGTCCCTAACGCTGCATTACCAGTTTTAACACTGGTATTTCCTAGTTCTGTGTTTAGACCTTTTACTGCTGAACGAAGTGATCTAGTTCTGTCTTCAGCTTCTGAATAAGAGCGTTGCAAGGCATCATTTTTAGCAATTAACTTTTGAATGTTAGCTTGTTGTTTGGTTAACTCTGCACCAGTTCGTTTTGATTCTTTATTATCTTGAAACTTAAATCCTGCTTGTTTATATTCTTTTTGATAACCTGGATCAAACGTACTCCCATATTTTTCAAATAAAGCAGTTTGTTGGCCACGACTTAACTTACTCACTTTTTTAGCTTGTTGTTCATACAAAGCAGTTAATTCTTTAACTTTTGCTTTTTGACTTTCAATAACTCGTTCATTATTCAACATTTCATCAGACATTAAATCCATATTTTGAGGTAATGATTTAAGCTCATTCTTGATACTGTCAGCCATTTGTTTGGCAGATGATTGATACTTATTCATCATCTCTTGAGCTCTAGCAATTTGAGTATCATATTTAACGACGTTTTTAGTGTCGCCTTTAGAAGATGCGTCTTGACGTTGTGCCTGTAAGAAAGCAAGTTTTTCTTGTTCTGCTTTAGCACGTCCCATTTTAGAGTTGATATCTTTAATTAATGAATCAACATCTTTATTAACTGTTTTTCTTGCAGACGTAAAACCTTTAGAAAGTCCCTTTTCAACATTGTTGGTTGTTGATGTTGTGATTTTTTCTAATGTTTCCATATTTTTTTCATACATTTTCGTTAATTGATCAAGTTGCTTCTGCATGTTATTGACACCATCGCCAACGTCTAAATTCTTTTCTGTTTTTCCAATTGATTGACCTGTAAAATTTTCAAGTCTTCCCATTGTTTGCTCAACTAAAGGCATGATACGTTGAATTTGTTCACTAAACTTCTCAATGTTGGCTTCAATAAATATTTCGAGTGTTTCCAATTCCATCTAATTCACCTCCTACTATTCTTTACTTTTATTAATTCTTTTAACACCTCTAGCCATTTCCATAAAAATAGCTTGGTCATGGTCAGCGTTATATGGCTTTTGTTCACTTAATTCTTGTGGTTGTTTATTTTCAACTTGTTTTTGTTCATCTAAAATCGGATAGAGCTTTTCAGCTTTTGGCATGTTTTTAGGATCATTGAATGCATACAAGATACCTTGAATTAGGCTGTAATCTAACATTGCTTTTTCCTTAATATCTCGTTCTTTAATCTTTTTATTAGCCGAACACTGAATCATGATTTCATCAAATGTCATACTCCAATAGTCAGTCGCTGGAATACCTATTTCAATTGCTTGTATTTCCATAGCAATTAACAATTCAGATACTGTTGAGAAATGCTCTACAGAAGACTGCTCTCTTCCTGTTCCAATGGAGTTGACTCTAGATTTACTTCGTCCACTGATTCCCCATCTGTCGGAGTCACTTCCTTTTTCTTGCCGAAAAAACCTGAATCCTCAAGCAATTCTTGAACAATTTCTTGGATTTCTAAAACAGATTTCCCTTCATCTAGATGTTTTTCAAATGCCTCAACGATTCGTTCATCAGTGACACCAGATGTTTTATTAGCTCCTTGAATAACAATTAATAATTCGTTGGTTGGTGGTAATTTAAATCCACCATTTCCTCCAATAAACAAGCCCATTAATGATTTATCCAAACGTTTCTCGATTGATAAAATAGAACGTCCATCTAGTCTAAGCTGTAGGTTTAACCCTCCAAAAGTTACTGGTTTTGTATTTGGCATGTTGATTACATTATTCATTTAATTTCCTCCTAAAAAATAAAGGTTAGTCAAAAACGACTAACCTTTTATCTCTTCTTTATTTTGTTTTTTTGTTTCAACAGTCGGAATTTCTTCTTGTTCTTCTGTTTCTGATTTCCCCGCTACTTTTCTTCCTGCGGGAACATTAGGGCGCAGGCGTGAAGTCTGGACCTTCTGAAACCACAATTACCAAGTTAAAACCTAATGCTTGATTGACTTCAACACCATCAAATTTATAAGATGGCTCTCCCTTAAACTCTGATTTAAGCCCATCTGGGAAAGTAATAGTCCAATCCTTAGATTTACCTGCTTTAACTAATGTATGCACATCAGCGAAGTTTTTACCTTGGTAAACGATAGCAAATTCTAAGCTATCAGTATCTTGAATACCTAAAATATACGATTTCTTTTCAGAACCTAAGTGAGTAACCTCAACTTTCTCCGGATCTGTACCTAATGCTGGGATAGACTTTACTGCTGCAATTGGAACGTCTTTTCCATCTTCTTTATATGATAGTACAGTTCCTTTTGATAAAAGCCCTGCAATTTCATCATCTGCAAAACGTTGTAAATTCATTTTTAATACACTTGAGTGTAATTTTAAGTTTTTCATGTTGTTCCTCCTATTTTTCATAAACTATTTTTAATGTGTTATCGACAATAAATTCAGCTTCAAGAATGACTCTTCTTAAATTAGCTGTATTTGCATCTTTATCAGACAAATTAATACGGACATCATTAAAACGTTCTGAAATACGTTTAACAATATCCGTTAGTGACTTATTATGATATAGCTCAATAGTAATATGCCATTGAGTTTGTAGCTCTTTTTGATCAGCATCAACAAAATAAGGCTTTGATGATGTTCTATGAATCGCCGTTGGAAAATCGTTCCAACTTTTTGGATAGTCTGTTTTTACTTGCTTCAAAGTACCATCAGTTTTAAATTCTCCAAGGAGTTGAACAATGACTGCTTTAATATTTACTTGTTCCATTATTTCAATCCTTTCCGAATAGCTTCTGATACATTCCTCTTAACTATTTCATTTGCTAGATTTTCTTCAACGTATTTCAGTGCTGGATATAACCAAGGTCTTGCTGGCTGTCCAGAAGTGAAATAAAATTCAATACCTTGTATTTCTACTTTGGGAATACCATAAAGAACTGTTAAATCTTCAACTGAAGCAGTGACAGGGAAAAACCAAGCTCTTTGAGTGTAAACTGGTGTAATTAATGGTGAAATATCACTCTTATCTGATTTTTCACCATTTGGACCAGTTCCCAACTCTCTAAAAAGCCCTTCTTTTTTATCTGTCCAAACATGACCAACTGGATTACCACTAGAATTTGACTCAACTTCATCTTTAACGCTACCTACTAACTCACCTGAACCATGTTTAATGCTAGATAGATTACCGACAGCTCGACCAGAAACTTCCTGAGTCATTTCATAAACTGCGTTTTCAGTTCCCTTTTTTGTAGCTTCTGTCAGTTTCCCAATTTTAGCTTTTAACCTATCCATACCTCTAATTTCAACACCCATCAGACCACCAACTTTTTAAGTGTGATAATCGAATGATTGTCCCATTCTTGAATAGATTTTATTTCATAATCAGGCTCTTCATTTGGTCCAACTTTATAACAAATACCGTCATTTTCGTTTTGACCTTCTTTTATTTTATCGCCTTCATAATAGCAAGTTTTTATATAAGGTAATTGTTCACCCCATATTTGAGCACTTTCAGAACCACCAGCTGATTGAATATCCATTGATATTTCATCATATTCACTAGAATAAGAAACAATATCGTTATTCTCATCATCTTCTGTGACAATTCTTTTTTTCAGATAAACTTCACTATCCCATTCTTCAAAATCACTCACAGCTTGCTCACCTTACCTTTTCTAAATCTATTAAGATTTTTCTTAATGCTAGAAGGTAATTCATCGCCCGATTTATAAGTAACTGAACGACCACCTTGTGACTTAGAAACAATCAATTCTTTCCCATCAGACTTGTAATCAAGATATGCTAGTTTTCTGATTGCCGACTTCATACCGTCAAGAACATCATCTCGATTACAATAATTTAAAACTTCATCAGTGGCATCAGATAACAGAACAGTTAGTTTTTTGTCCTGTTTATCGTCACTAATGCCAAGACGATCCTTTAACTTATCTAGTTCTGTTATTTCTTTTTCTTCTGCCAACTAAATCAGTCCTTTCAGATTGTCAGCGATAAAATAATTATGTTTTAACCTGGCATAATTAATATACGCATAGCCTAAATAGGCATCATTAGGGTGTATCGTCCACCTTCTTAGTCGGAACCCATAACTTATGTTTAAATTGAACAATACGAACATTCTTAGGCTCATAAACACGTTCCCAGTTAGTACCACTACCAAGTTCAGCGTTTGTTGGAGAAGAACCTGCAACAGATTTATCAGTAAATTTAACACCACGAGGATGTAGTAAGAAGTGTTGACGGTTGATAAGAATATCATCACCTGCTAATTTATCACGATCAGTTTCAGTTGGAACAGGAGCAGCTCCATTACCTAAACCAACAGCACCAGCTCCAAAAATATATGAAGTAAATACATCTCCATCTTTAGGCATTCCATCATCAACAATGACACGTTTTCCCATGTATAATGGAATCTTTTGGTTGTTTGAATCAAGCATGTATTCAATCAAATTTTGTTTTCTTAAACTTGCATAAACCATTGAATGAATCGAAATAGCTGTTAAACGTTCCTCTGCATCTCCTAATTTATAAGAAGCATCTAAGAAACTTTCACCAGTAAACGCTGCTTCATTCCCAGTTAAAGCAGAAACATCATGAGTATTTGTTGCCATTTTAGTTCCAGCAGTAGCAAATACTCCTTTTAATGTTGAAATTAATGTTACTTGTTGACGACGTGCCCAATATGCCGCAACTAAATCACCAATAGCACGCATTGGATCATCACCAGATAATGCTTTTGCTAAATCATTAGATTTCCATGCTTTACCACGCATTAAAAGAACTGCTGCATCTTGGCCAGCAACAATTTTATCTGTACTTAATGGGTCTGTATCAGATAGAACTTCGTCATCACCAGTTAAATCTTCCCAGTATGGCATATTAATAATACGACCACCACTTAAAGCTAATTTATCTAATTCAGGGTTATTAACAACTACTCCTGACTGATAAAACGCTGATAATTCAGCAGTACGCTCAATCACATAAGCGTTAAACACTTCCGGTACAATTACATCTGAAATTTTTGTTTTGTCTGAAGCAAAACGTTGTAAATTCATGTTAATTTTCTTTTTCATTTATATTCCTACTTTCTTATTTGATTGCTGTTTGTTGTAATAATTTTGCACGTTCAGGATCTTCACGTAAGATTCTTCCTTGTTCAGTCAAGTTAAAACTGTCTTTACTCCAAGGATTATTGTTACCTGATGGATTGGCAATACTTCCTGGAATTTCTGCTGAATCTTTAAGTTTTTCATTCACCGCTTTCTCAACTGCCTTACTAAATGCTGTACTGATTGACTCAATAGAACTATTACAAGTATCAGCATCAGTTAAAACTACTGCATCGATTAACTCACTTGGAAGTCCTTTTTCAGCTAATTTTTCTAATGATTGAGCTTTTAACTCTCGTCTAGTAATATCAGCTTCACGTTTTGCTAATTCATCTGCTTGATTTTTAGCTTCTGCAGCAGCTTTTTCATCAGCTGTCATTTTGGCCATTCTTTCAGCTTCTGTTTTAGCTTCCTCTAATTTAGCAGCCGATTCAGTTTCCCATTTAGCTTTGGCAGTTTCTAACGACTTAGCCAATTGCTTGTCTTTCCAAGAATCAAGTTCGGACTGGTTAGCAAAAGTAATTACTTCTGGTTCACCATTCCCACCATCTCCACCGTCAGTAAATAATTGTAAATTTAATTTTAATTTGTTTGATTTCATTTTCTTTCTCCTTTTCCCATGTACGATTTTAGATAAAATAAAAACACTCCCTAGAACGTTTTACCCCTCTAAACAATGTCATAAGCTTTATTTAGTTTTGAACCCCACACACGATTGATTTAAGCCTTTTATAACGTCTTGCTTGGGACAAAATAAAAAAAATCTAGTAATTAGATTTCCATTGGTGATATTGGTTTGTATATTTCATAAGTAGCTTCAAAAATATCTGGTTTACATGGATAAAATTCTCCTTGAACTCATCTGATGATGTAATCACCATCAGATACTTTCATTTCGCCCTCTAGCGTCTTAATATAATAGTTTCTATTATCTGCTGCATAATGTTCTTGATAATCAACTAATTTTTCTCCAACAAACTCTTTAGCTTCATTCACTAATTTAGGTGTTTTTGAATCAAACTGAACAGCTTCTATAACTACCGGTTCCTTACGATACTTCATAACTAATTCCTCCTAAATTTTTCAGTTAAAGCAAATGTTCTTTCGTACTCATCTTTAACAGCTAGTCTTTCCATTGGTGACAAATACCTTTTATCAAGTACTCGTTCCAGCTGACGACACTTAGCCATTAATGAACCCCAAACAATATCATTATCAGATTTCTTGCAAACACCTTCTTGATTAATGACTACTTTCATGACACACCTCTTTTCTTATATTTCTTATTCTGATAATCATCAAAACTTTCAATATTATTTTCTTCTTTATATTCATCAGATAATTTCTGATATTGTTTTAAATCTGATTTATAGTTTCTGATTTTCTTTTTAGCTATCTCTAAATCAGTCTTACCATGCCTATCCATCAACATCTTTTCCCACTGCTTGTATGCATCAGAATGTTTTATGACAAAAGTTTTGCCAGTTATTGGATCATTAACAATTCTTGTTCCTTGAAGTGACTGCTTACCAAAATAGGCTCTAACAACTGTACGACACCAAGGGTGAAAAGGTGGATAATTCCCCTCTTTTCCGTTACATATAGCTTCTGAAACTTTATAAATTTTGCCGTCTTTTCCCTTGCAGATAGTTGATGTTTTTAAATCAAGTACTGCAACAATGACATATTTCTCAACGCCATGAGCTTTCCAACCCTTGAGCTTTGCTTGGTTAGCCATATAATTTGCTTCAGTCCTGATTAAACGTCTTGCTACATAGATGCTTGTTTCAAACTGTTTGGAAATTTTATCAACCATTTCTTGTTCAGACATACCAGTCATTGATTCAACAGTGAAAAGCTCTTCTAAACTTTTAGCAAGTAGTTCAGTATCATTCCAAATACGTTTGGAGTAATTAGAACCTTGCCAGTTGCTTTCTAAAATGTTCTTAGTGTATTTGGTCGATAATTCTTTAAATTCGATCACAGGCTCATCAGGTTTAATTTTAACGGTATCTAAAACTTTGTTTGTTTCTTTATCCGTTAGTTCCAAAACAAGCTTACCGTTTTTAACTGCATAAGATTTATACTTTCCATCATCAGTTAATTTATAACTCTTATCAGTTTGACCAATAATAGCTTCTGCTGATGCTTTGTTGTATGCATTGTGAATTGTATCAATGTAAAAATCAGTATACTTTGTTAGTTGGACATCAGCAATTTGTTTAGAAACTAAATAAGACTTAGCTTTTAAGTCTTCCAATCGTGTTATACGATGTTTGGCAGCTAGTCCGTTTAAATAGTTTTGAGATTCAATTTTTAATTCTTGGTTACTAATGTCTTTAGTTAGCTGTTTAAGTCTAACTAACTCAGATGGTTCAACTGATGTATTAAGTATTTGCTTAACTTCTGCTTCTGTTTTATCTGATTTATTAAGATACCTTTGATAAATCTTTCTAACTTCTGCAGTAAGATATTTTTGAGCTTTGAGATAAGCATTAACAACTTTATCCTCAACAATAATAGAGGTTTGTTTGAGCTTTTCTTCCTCGTCAATAGACCGACGTTCCCAATAAGTTGGTTTCCTTTGTTTCTTTTTAGCCATTAGATCAACTCATTATCTGTTAATACCTGGTGTAATACTTTAGCAACTCGATTAATCATGTCTTCATCTTGTTCCTCAAATCCAGCTTCATAAAAAATAGCGTGTGTTAGTTCATGAATAAAAACATCAGACTTTCTTTCTTTGCTAATATCTTTCAAAATTGCTATTTCAGTATTCGGATAATCGCAACAACCTTGATAATTTCTATCACTATCTATTTCAATAAATGGTTTTTCAACAATAGAATAAGATACAGAACCAACTTTAATTTCTAAAGGTATTTTCATTCAAGCACCACCTTCATATTTTCAGGATATTGCCGTTCTATTTCTTGTAAATTTTCTTTCAACATTTCATACAACCTGTACAAATGACAATCAGTAGGACTTTGAGATGTTTGAACAGCGATAAAAGAAAAAGAGATTGATTCATCGTTATTCTCATGCATAACCCCAAAACGATTAACCTCATTGACTATTGCAGTTGTTAGAACAGAAACTGCAGCACAAACAATATCTTTTCCAATATCATCAAAATTAGCATGACCAGTGATTGAAAATGTATAACGGTTATTTGCTTCTTTAAAGTTTGCTATTATCATTCATCTTCGCCCTCCTTAGGTGGATTATCTTGCTCGTAAAAACTTGGACTAGGTTGTCCCAATGCTTTTTGGTTACGCTCAACATTTTCATCTTTTTGTTGATTTAACATTTCAATTACTTCTTGTGGGTCGTCAATATCATCAAGCCAAGCTAAACTAATTAGCAATGGAATAAACTCCTGTGAGTCACGAATCATTTCAATGATGTCTTTTTTATTGATTGGTAGATTAGGTTTAAAATTAATCTTAGTCCCTGTGACATCAACGTTTTTACTTGATACATTTAAAATGTTTTGTGTCAGCTGAAGGCGACGTTTCACTCCGTCTTCAAAGTAACCAGTTTTAGTAACAAGTAATTGCAATAATCCAAACAACTTATATTTCATAGCTTCGCCACTAATGTTACCAGCGAAATTCTCATCGTTTAAATTAGGCGTATAAGTAACTTTATGAATATCTTTTTCAATAGACTTAGATAAAACATCAACATCTTGTTCATCGAAAGTCTTTGTTAGCCATTCAACTGCAGCACCATCTTCTTTTGAAGGAGCTTCGAGTGAATCGCCATTTTCTACCTTTTCACCATCTAAAGAGAAGCCATATAAAACCAAAATAGCATCAATAAAGGCTTCTTTATCGTTAATTCTGTCAGACTGAAGAACGTTGTATGCATTAATTAATGACATAGCTTGTTCAAAGTCACCTTGTTTTTCTTCATTGTTCCTAAACTCTACAGCAGGAACATCACCATAATAGTGTTGTTTTATTTTAATTCTTACTGGATCACTGAAACTCAAATTCTCAACACGATAAACCATTAACCAGTTTGGTGTGTAAACTTCTACATTCCAACCAATTGCTTTTCCCTCTAAGTCAAATTTTTGTAAATATCTAACAGCAAATAAAGGGTGTGATTCAACAGTATCATCAGTAACTAAGAACATTCCTCTTGGGTCAACGCAGGCTATTTTAGGAATAGTCTTATCTCCAATAACTGATAAATAATGGAGTTCTAAGCCGTAACCGTAAACAGATAAGTCTTTCCCAAGTTCTCGGTCATGCTTTTTAATTCCCATTTCGTCAAATGCTTCAATAACTGGATCAATGTTTTTATCTTTACCTGGTGTGTATGCTATTGGATTACCAAATGTGAAACCAACGTTCATATCAGTAACATATTTAGCATTATTAACCATGACATTAGTTAGCTTTTCGTCACTTTCTTTTACACGATTAAATATGTCATGCTTGCCATTATACGTGTTATCTAGCTTTTCCAGTCTTGATAATTCTTTCTGATGTTCAGCAATACAATAAGCTAAAACCTCAGCTGATGGATTATTAATATTGCCTGCTAACTCTCTATCAATTTTAATTGCCACTTTCTCACCTCTATCTTATTCTTGATGGTCGTCTCTTAACTTTAGCCACTCGTTTCTTGAATTCATCTTCAAGTGAATATCTTGTAGCATCAATCGAGTGATTATTTTTATCCGGATAATTTGCTTTAAAGTTTCCGTTGCTATCTTTTTCAAGCTCATAAGTAGTGAACTCTCTTTTAGTATTCGGACAACGGTACGGGTCAATAATGATTTCTTCTAAATCTTGTAACCATTTAATTCCGTGGTCAATTGATCCTGGTCCTTTTTTAGCACCAACTATTTTAAGTCCTAAATCTCTAAACTCGTTGTTCGTTCTAGGTTCAGCACTATCAGCAGTAATTTCACCATTTTGAGCATTAATCTTTTTAATCTCACTTGTGGCTTTAATGTTGCTAAGTCCTGCTTGATGGACTTCTCCAAAGATATAAATCTTTCTACGAGTTGAATCGTAATAATTTTCTGTGTAGTGCATTGGGTCTGATGCATAACCGTGGTCAAGCCCTCGATGTATTTTGTCAAAGGTTGCTATTTCTTCATCAGTAATAGCTCTAACAGTGACATTCTTAAATACTTCGGCACCAGTACCTGTGATTTTACCCATATACTCATGGTCATATTTCTGTGGATTAACTTTTTTAAGATGTTCAGCTTCAGCAATAAATACTGGTCCAAGCCATTCAGGAGGAACACTTGTATAGTCACTATGATGTACAAAGGCATCATCTCTTAAACTTTGTTGAACCACTTCCACATTAACCCAATTAGTATTGCTTTCAGGTGGATTGTAAGAATAAAAGATTTTAATATCAGGACCACCACGAGCAACTGATTGATTAATTGTTCTTATCTCATGCATGCCGTTAAACTCGTCAACCTCTTCAAACCAAATGAATTTGGCATAACCTCGACGAAATTTACTAGCTTTTACTTTCTTAGGTCGTTCAGCTCCTTTAAAAATAATACGTTGGCCAGTTCTGACTTTAGTTATCATCAAAGGACTGTAAGACTCATGATATTCATCAGTTAAACCAAGCGAGTCAATCGCCCACAACATTTGCTCGTAAACTGATTCTCTTAAATAAGTTTTTGTTTTACGAAAGACAACAGCATTAGCTTCTTGGTCTTTTTCCATTCCGTGAATGATTTCAAGTGATATAGCAGATGATTTAGTTGAACCACGTCCACCATTTAACCAAAAACTAGAATATAGACCATCGCGAATACTTTTATGAAAACTAAAAAAAGATGGTGCTAAAATGATCGAAAACCTTATATCTTTAACTGTTTTATTCATTCAATCACCTATCCTATGTCATCAATAATATTAATAATTGTTTGACCTTCGCCGTCGTTCTCTCCACGCTTACCTCTATCGTTATTAAGTAATGCTTTTTCAGTCTGAGCGATCGTGTAACGAGTCCTAGCATAGATAAGGTCTATTTCTTCATACTGTTTAACAGAACGTGCTAACTGTGCTGAAACTCTCGTTAAGGCTTCCTCAATTCTTAATACATCATCAATCTTTCTTGTAACTCGTTCCTGTATTTCTGTTTGCATTAATTCTTGATCAACGTCAACAGGAATCTTTTTCCCTTTCGCTTCAATAAGTGTTTTTCTACCACGTAATTCATATAGGATAGATTTTTCGTTATCGTTTAAGCCGTTTTCAGCTTGTTCTAAACGTTTCAACATTCTAAGCTGTCTTACTCTTAAAAGGTGTATCTCTTGCGACAAAACAAGAGAAGAATCTACTTGTTTATCAAATAGACTCTTCTCTTCATCAGTTAGATATTCAGAATAAATTGTTTCATACTCGCCAGTTTTAACGGCGTTTTTATTTTGTTTTGGAGCTGCGCCACCAGAATTACCCAAAGCATTTCTACTACCTTTAGGTGGACCTACTTTTTTAGGGTGCACCTTTTCTTGCTTGGGTGCACCCTTATTTTTAGTCCATCCATACCGACGTACCCAAGATTTAAATGTGTTTACTGAAATATTTAATTCAGCTGCAATGTCTTTATATTTCCAATCTTTCTGGTATAGTTCTAATGCTTTTTCTTTGATTTCTTCATTCATGTCATCACGACCTACCTCCTCAACATTAATTAAGTTTGTTTTAATTTTTATACCTCTGTGATATTCTCAATCATGGAGGTGTCTAAAATGATAAAATTTATAAAAGACGTATTTAGAGAATCAATTGTTACGCTGTTATCAACTGCTATTTCCACATCGTTGACTGTTTTTGGAGTTAAATATTTTGAAAAGACTTACGAAATAAACATCGATTCGAAGTACGTAATTTCTGTTATTGTTATAATCGTTATATTGGCCATTAGTAACCTATGTCGACTAATTCATAAAAGAAAAATAGATAATATTCAGGAACCTGATCAAATGTTTTTTTCTACAATAATTCCAGATGGAGTTTTAACGATTAAAAATAATCTAGAAATGTATAAAATTAACGTTCAAATAAATAATAACCGTCATCATAATCAATTTGAAAATATTGAACCTGCATACTCTGTAATTGATGTTGATGGTCCTTTTTGTCCCGAATGTGAACTCGATTTAAAAGAAAAAAGAACCTTCTTTGGACTATACAAACATTATTGTAGTCGTGAGCATGTGACATTTAAAAGTAAATATAGTAGTAATTCGATGCGTGAACATAAAAAAACAGACTATAATAAAGAGCTCAGAGATAACGGAATAAAAAATCTATCTGATTAATCTTCAATTTCTTTAAGCATTAAATCTGCTTCAATTAAAACTTTTAAATCGGACACGCTATTTAATTTAATTTCCCCTGATTGCAAGTTAGATAGCCACTTGCCGAGAGCAATCCTGATTATTTTCTTGTATTCCTCAACTGATTCAGCCTTTTCTAAGGCTTTTTCAATCTCATAAGCCAATAATTCTTCGTTTGTTCCCATTGTGATTACATCCCTTTTCTTATAGAATAAGTAAAGACACAGAGCTTTCCAAAAACCGACGTCGGTCTTGTCTCTGTGTCTTCGGGGAGTAATCCTCGTTGAAGTAGTCGAGTGTTGATGCACTCGGCTTCTTTTTTTTATCTTAAAAATGAAGCTACACTAATTGTTTTAGGTCTTTGATTGTATTTTTTAGCAATCTCTTTTGACTTTTTGTTGTAGGCTTCAATAAAAGGATTAATTTGTTTTACTGCTTCATCACGATTAATTAAACTACTTCTGTATGATCTTCTTGCTTCCTCTGCTAAATTTCTTAATTCTTTATTCATTTCCTATCACCTCGCAAAGAGCATAACGCCTTTGACACTATTCTTCGAGGGATTCCAGCAGAGTTTCTAAATCATTTTCAAGAACTTCTAAAGGTTCAAAATGGCTCTTGATTTCTTTGGGATTACCTTTATAAAAGACTAAAACATTTTGATGAATTCTAACGATTTTCCTATTATTCATGCTTTGTCTTGCTCTTAATGCTGCAGAACCGGCAGTGTTTAATAAAACTAAGTCGTTGTAGAAGAATAAGCCTTCATCAGCAAAAGATTTCTTTGTTAGTCCAGTTAAATCACGATAAAAACCTTTGTTATCTCTAACATCTGAAATAACAACAATTGCGAACCTGTTTTCTTTCAACTTCATTGAAGCATTTCTTAAGATAGAAGCATAAACTTTTTCAAATGATTCATAATCCATATTGCTAATATCTGATTTATCATCAGAATAAACTTCTAAATCAAAATAAGGTGGACACGTAAAAACTAAGTCCATTGATTCATCACTAAAGTGATCACTCATATTTAAGCTATCATCACAAACCCAATTAATATTACTTAAGCCTATTTCATCAGCGTTCTTATAATTAGCTTCGACTTGTTCTTTTCTTAAATCAATACCGTTGTAATTATGGCCAATAATATTTGCGGTTATCCCTCTAACAGAACCACCAGCGAATGGATCCAAAATATTACTATTTTTGTATGGCGTGAACCAACGATAAGCTAACTCACAAAGAACTGGGTCAAATATTGAAGTACCTTCCAGTCCTGGAGCTTTTAAATTATCGTTGAATACTAAATTATCATCACGACCTAATTCGCTTTTGATTCCAATAGACTTCCAAAGATTTTTCCTATCAAGCCACCTTTTAGACTTAGTATCAAGATAAGAAAACGGCGGAAATAAGAAAGAATCGAATAAATTGGAGTTGATAGGGTTGTTTTTAACCTTGTCTGCAAGTGTCATAGGTTTATTCATACTATCAATCAAATCTGTTAATTCGACGTCAGAGAACCCGCTCAATTCTAATTGTGCGCTATCGAATGATTCAAGTAACTCTGTTAGTTTTGTTTCGTCCCAATGACCTGATATTTTATTCAAAGCAATGTTTAATTGTTTTTCTCTCTCCAAAGGCATATCAACTATAGAAACATTTATTTCCTTATATCCTAAGTCTTTTGCGACTTGTACTCGTTGATGGCCACCAACTAAGTTTTTAGTTTGGATATTAAATATAGGTGGGTCAACAAAGCCGAATTCTTGAATTGAGCTTTTTAATCTTTCATATTCTGGCATACCTTTTTCAAGTTTAATTCTTGGGTTATATTCAGCAGCATTCAATTCAACGATTGGCATTAATTTTAGTTTCATGCGAAAATTCCTTTCTAATTTTAAGTAAAATAAAAACACCTAAGGTTAGTTAGGTGTTTGGTTATTTTTTTGAGTAATTACTTGTATATTTTCTTTATAAACTGTTAACAAGTCAGAAGAATTTTTAGTCACTTTACTTAAAATTTCGTTTATTATTTTGTTTTCTGATTTTGAGTATTGTATATCATAAGATTCAAAATTTTCTTTCACTTTATTTTCAAAAAAAACGATAAACTCATCTAAAGACTCTCTCACTTTTACTGCAGAGTCTTCAAAAGAAACAACATTTTTTAACTGATTTTTTTCAATTAATCGATCTATTACTACAGAATGTATCAATATTTGAGTAAGTATATCAATATTTCTAATATAAATTCTTGTAACCTCATGAAAATCTATATTCCCATATTCTATCGGTTGAAATTTTTGATTTGCTTCATTTGAGATATCCATCCCTATTATATGAATTAAATGAGCCACTTTTTCTTGTTTACTAATTAAAATGTCTAAGTCATAAAATATTTCTTGATTTTCTTTATCTTTTTTTATTTGATAAAAAACTGTTGCAATAGCTCCGACTGTTCCTAACCCACTAACCCAATCAGCTACAGTCCCCCATACATTTGCATCTAACATTCACTGTCACTCTCCTTTTCTGCAATACAAATATCATACCGAACAAAAGAAGAAAAGTGAATAATAAAAAGCACCCAAAATTAATTGGATGCTTACATTTGGTATTATCTTCAAAAGAGGAGCAGGCATGGCAACCATTCCTTTTCTCTGATAAATTACTATGCTATTAGAATAACTTATCTAAATCAATGTTTATACACTTATTAGCGTATCTCTTTTCATGACAAAGTTAAAATAAAGATAATTGATCCCTGTCTGTATTGTAATAATCAATCTCACCAATCTTTTTTTCTCTGTCTAAACGTCTTTCTTCATATTCATCTAGAAATGATAGTGTCTTTTTTATCTCAGTATGTCTTTTTCTGACATAAGAAATGCTATAACCGATTTTTTCTGCAACATCTTCTAACGGGATATCATCAACATATTTCATTTTAACAATTTGATTATCAACGCCTTTAAAAGAGTCAACTAGGTGCAAAAGCTCTATTTCTTCTTTTTCTAATAATTCAATTTCATTGTGAATCTTATCTATTTTTTCTTCAAGGGATGATGCTCTTGAGTTTTTTTCTAGACGAACATCTGACAAATCACCGCCTTTCCAGCGGGCTAATTCTAAATTACTTTTGTTCAGATTCCATCTTAGATAAAGAATCTGCTCTTCTAATTCCTGATAATCCTTTAACCATTGAAATCTCAAAACACCACCCCTTATTTCTGTATTAGATATTTGTCACTCATTGTTCTGACCAATCTTCAAATAAATCTAAAGTTTTAACTCCTAAAGCCCAAGCTAATCGTTGTATTGTGGTTAAATTTATTGGCGTTCTTTTCTTTTTGTAAGAAAAATAATTTGCCTTACTGTAACCAGCTTTTTTACACAATTCAGAAACAGTCATTTTGTTTTTTACACGGTAATCTTCTAAGTTATCCCAAAGAACTTCTGTTATAAGCCGTTCACCTTCAGGCATTTTAGTAAGGATCTTCTTCACCTACTTCTACGGTTTCGTTTTCAGCTACTTCCATTACGTTTTCTTCTGTTTTCGTATCATTTTCAGTTGAAATTGGTTCTTTTTCTTCTGATTCGGTACTTTCTTCAACTGGCAAAACATTACCGCTTGCATTGGCTTTTTTCCAAGCGTCAGCAAATGGTGCCAATTTACGTCTAGCGTGTTCCAACTCGTTAATTAGAGCAGATTCTGAAAACTCTAATTCTTCGGCAATTTCGCCCATGCTTACCCCTTGTGCTAATCGTTGCAGCACTTCACGAGGATTTACTTCTCCAGGGAACTGAATTGATCCAGCATTTAAAATGTATTCATCGATTACTTTTTTATCGACTGAAAAAGATTTTTGAACAATATCAACATTGCCTTTTCCGTCAACATCTAGCTGTGTTTGTTCCTGTTGCACTAGTTGAACGGTGCCATCTTCAAATACTTTGTATTCCATTGTTGGCTTGTTAACTGAATTATCAAAAGGTACTGTGTAGCTGTAATTTTCAGGAACAATCATGATATTAACTGTCTTACCTAAAAATTCGTTTAAATCATCTGCCTTACCTTTTAAAGATGAATTGCTAATCACTAATAAAACCTCTGTGTTTCCGTTTGATTTGTTAGTCACTTTCTTAACCTCTGGGCTGAAACTCACTTGCTCTGTCATTTGTTTTCCTCCATGTATCGCATTAGGCTTCTAAAACCTTTACTGCGTTTTTTAGTTTTTCTAGCTATCCAAGTTCCTGTTGTTGCCCAATAGTCAATTATTTCATTTGGCAAATTCACTTGAAATTGACCGGTATCTTCAAATAATTTGTATTCAATAAATCTTTTATTAAAGAAATTTTCTGCATTGCTAATACTCGTTGAGACATGATTTTTTCTCTTTTCTTTTAAGTGAGGTTTTAAATCATTCCAGTAATCACCCATATCACCCATAATCCCACCTCCTTAAAATAATTTTTCTTGTTGGCTTTCAATCGTTCTAACAATTACTTCTGTTCGTGGCTTGTCTGAATAATACTTAGATGTTTTTAGATCAACTACACGAGCATCATCTTTCCAAATAATTCCGTTAATACCATCAAAAACTGCTTTTACATAGTTATCAATATCCGGTTTCGTATTTGGCCTTAATTGGCCAGCTAGTGCTTGTTCCGTTTTTTTCTTAGAAAACGACTTTAGAAGCTCCCTGTAAAAGATAACCTCAACTTCTAAATCACAATCAAGTGGAACGTCCGGCTTAACTTGTACTGCACAACTAGCAATAAAAGCTTTGTTGTCTTTACTTCTTTTTGAATCATACACACTCACAAAAGGCGCTTTTCCTTTTGCTTGAACTATTCTTGAACGTGGTCGTTCTTGTTGAATCGGCTGACCAGGTATAACAATTTTAATTTCCAATTAATTCACCTCAATTTCTAAACCAACACTAGTTTTTAAGTTGTGTTGTAGTGAGTTAATAGCATTTTGCGTTAAAATACGTTGCCACCTAACATTTTTAGGCGACCATCTTAAAGCACAAACTTTTAAAACTGCTCTTAATTCAAGACTTGGCTTAGTATACGTTTGAATATAAATACGATTATCATCAACATCTATTCCATAACCTTCTATTTCTTCATGGTCCACTTCTTTAAAGAATGACTGCCAACCTTGTTCTTCAGAACGTTTTTTTCTCATTTCTTCAACGTCTTCAGCTTGCCTTTTAAGTACTGGATCAAACATCTTCCTTGTATTTTCAAAGAAACGAGCATGTTTTCCATTCTCAGAATATAATTCAGACTCTCTTGCGTAAGTCCTGTCTAATTCTTTTCTTTTTTTAGCAACCGGATAATTACTGCCACCAGAAATCATAATTGAAGGTACATTTGTAGCTCCTAAAATAGCAGTTTTTAGTTCAACCACTAACTTATTGTATTTAATAAGTCGCTCATCCATTGCTGCTTCGTTTTCATCTGTTAAATATTCTTTGAACTTTTTAACGTAATCAGAAACGTATCCTCTAACTTCTAAATTAAAGTCTCTACCACTTCTAAAAGAAGTAAGTCGTTCATAGTTTTCTCCAACTTCTTTTGGAATCTCATAATCTAATTCAAAATCATCATTCATAACTCTTTTAAAGGTTAATTTACTCATTTTGTCACTCCTTTATTAATTCCATCCCTAAATCTTTACGAATTACATTTTCATGAATCCCATTATATTCAGCCATTTTTTTAATCAAATCGGAAAGCCACTGTTTGTGTGGCTTCGGTTTGTTGCAATGACATGGTCCAAATGTCGTAATTCCTGTAAATCCATTAATTTGGTGAATAACACCTTTTCCGTAACAGTCTTTACACATCAGCTTCTACCCTAACAATCCTTCTAACATCTTCTACTTTTAGAATTCCAAAATTATCACAACCGACCCATTCTTTTTTCTCAAATATGGCTTTCCAGATTGATTTAACATCTTCCGTTTTTAAAGTTAAAGTTTCAATCGTAGATTCAGTTGGTAAAAAAGATCCTTTGACAATATTTTTAAGATAAATTTTATATTTCGCTCTATCATCACTCATAACAACTAAATTCCTATCCCCAAAACCTAATTTTTCATCTATTTTTATTTCTTTAACAAATGGCCAATGATTTGGAAAGTATTGATTAATTTGTTCTTCAGTAAATTCTTGAGTGAAATATCCTTCGTTCTCACTTCTTAAGCCTATAAAGAAACCTGCTTGTGGAGTGTGATATAAAATCTCTTCATCCGTTTCTGTTTTCATAAATATTAATTCATACATCTTTGACATTACTTATCCTCCTAATAACTTATTCCGCTTCGTTTATCCTTTGTTGCCTGCGTGAACTTAATTATGTTGCCGTCTACTCCCCTGTGCAGACGGCTAATAATTTTTGGATTGTAAATCCTATACATTTGATCACTGGTTAAATTAGTTGTGATTATCGTTCTTGTCCTAGCGTTTAAAACGTTGAATAAAAACTTTTGATTGTACTCACTAGATTCTGTGTTTTCAGCTTTAAAACTTGATTCACTGCCAAAATCATCTAAAACAAGTAAATCTGCTTTTATTAATAAGTTAGTCATATTGTTTTCGGTGTATTTACTTTTAGGATTGTTAAAGCTATCTTTGACAAGTCTTAGCACGTCACTAATCGAAACAAACAAGCAACTTCCATAATCTTCATAGTTTTCATTAACCAGCTTTAAAATCGACATGCCCAAATGACTTTTACCAACACCAGGTACTCCAGTTAAAATTGTATTGAAATGATTTTCTTTATCAACGTACTTAGCAGCAATGATTTTCGCCTTTTTCAAAGCCTGTGACGTCTCTTCGTTGTCGATGGCATAATTATCAAAAGAGGCTTTCCAAAGTGTAGGGTCGCCGATAATAGAATCTTTCTCAAGCATTTGAACGGTTCTTCTAAGATGATTTTCTTTAACGGCTCTATTTGTCATTTCTTTTTCGTTATTTTCAATTTTTTCTTTTTGGCATTCAGTACAAAACGGTCTTTTGTCTTTCAGCTGTATCAACGGTATTGAGTGAAACTGACATATTTCATTAGTCTTTTTTACTTTGTTCAACAAATCAAAGTTCATCTTAATAGCTCACCTCCGAGTTGTTTTCTAGTATTGGTTTTGCTGAAGTTTGCTTTTTAGTATTTTTTTTCTCAAACTTTTTATCAAGCGCTGAAACATCTTCTAAAGTTTTAACATTATTCTTTTCCCAATCTCTAAGAATGCGTTCGGTATATTTAAAGTTAAACGCATCGTTTTCAGCTGATTTTTTTAAAGCTGCAATAACTAATTCAGAACTTAGGTCTTTACACCAATAATCAATATTTTCAATAATAATTGGATTGGCCATACCAAACACTTTTTCATAAACAGATATAACGTTTTCTGATTTGCTATCATCATCATCTATTTTGTTTACATTGTTATCATTGTTTACATTGTTGTTTGTATGCTTTTGGTGTGCTTCTGATATGCTTTTGGTATGCTTCTGTGGTGCTTTTGGTTTTTCGCTAATTGGTGTATCACTTTGTACTAATGGTGTATTGCTATGTGCATTGCCGGTGCTTTTTTCGGTCACGTTCGATTCATCATCAGTTCGTGAGTTAAAACCGGGTGGTGCTTTTTCTATTTTGCCACCTTGATAGAAGTCATAATTGACAATGGTTACAACGGTTTTTTTGGTGGTGCTTTTCCAAATTATCATTTCATCTTCTTGAAGTAGATTTAAAAACCGTTTAGCTTTATTGTTTGACCAGCCCCACCTGTTACATATTTTTCTTAATGAAGTTATTACTTGACCTCGTTGAACTTCTACTAAATTGCCATCAAATAATATTTTTTTATCTTTGTGATTAGCATCCATCAAAAGGTCAATCCACGCTTCATACTTTGAAAATGTTCTTTTTTCTTCATATAGCCAGTGATCACGTACACCTCTATGGATAGTTATCCAACCTTGTTCTGACATGCCATCACCACCTACGCTACATAAACAGGAACACCGACAACTTTTTGTGTTTCCTCTTTAAATAATTTTTCGTTACTATTTGAATCTGATAAATGTAAGAGCCAAACTTCTTGTAAGTAAGTACTCTTATTATTTTGAATAAACTGAATCGCTCGCTTGTAATCAAAATGGCTTTCTAATAATCTTTCTTGCCTCTTTTTATCATGAGCTAGGTTTTCCTTCATGGTTTCTTTTTCATAATTCATTTCAATCATGATATGAGTCACATTTGGAAATTGATATTTGATGTAGTAACTATCAGTAATAAATATCAATCTATCGCCAGCTGTATTATCAATCATGAATCCTGATGGCTCTCTAACATCATGCTGAAGTTTAAAAGGTGTTACTTCCCAAGTACCAATTGTTACTGTTTCTTTATACTTCATAGTGTTGAAACGATATCTATCAGTTTTTTCTAATCGTAAAACTTCGTCTTCAAACATAGCTTCACGAGTTCCCTTTGTAGAAAAAATATCAAACGCCGTTTCATCAACTATCTTTTTAATATATTTGCAATGGTCTCTATGCTCATGAGAAACCAGCAAGCCGGCTACTTTTGTTAAGTTATGTTTCATTTGAGGTAAAATCTTCTTTAATGAAACACCACATTCAATTAATAATTGTGAGTTGCCATCATCAATTAAGTAGCCGTTGCCGTCACTGCTAGAACCAAATGATTTTATACTAATCAATATGGATCACTGCTTTCTTCAATAGGTTCTTGATCTGTTACTTCTGAAAAATCACCGTTTTGAATTTCTCCATCTTCTGTTACGTTGGCCGGTCTTTCGTTATCAACTTTATTTATTGGTTCGAAAACTTCGGAGTTAGCATTTTCTTCTATCTCATCAATGATTACAGCCTCTTTTCTCTGCAGCTGTCTTTCTTGAAAATCATCATCCACGTTATCAGCAATTTGTTGGATATATGCGTTAGAAAAATCTTTAGGTATTTTCTTAACAATTCTGTTTCTCATTTTTCTGACAATCATTGATTCTCTACTTTGTGGCTCTTTCCAAGCCGGACTAATGTTACCTATTTTTTGCATTTCTTCATCATCAAGAATTTCATCAAGTGAGTGAGTTTCAGCAAATTCTTTAATTTTTGGTTTTTTATTGTCTTTATCTTTATCCCACATCAAATTGTTATACATATGGGCTAATAAGTTTGCTTTCACATCTTCACGTTCTGAAATGTAGAACTCAACTTGACCATCATTAAACTCAACAGGATAAACTACTCTGACAATTTTTCCTGTTCCTTTAGGATTCCAACTCGGCGGTGTAACTGTTATACCTGCATAACCTGGATAAGTAAATCCGTCGTCTTCTCTAACTTCCCAGTGACGATGAACTTGTTTAATGTTACGACCGAAACGACTTAAGATTGCATCGTTTCCATCACCCTCAATTCCCATTTCAATAATTTGAATAGGTTGGCCATTTTTGACCTTTTGATTACGTTTGATAAAGTAAACTTCTCTTGGAGTAGCTGTGGCATTTAATTGAAGTGCTGCCACTTGCATTAATGTTTGTGTCAAGTTGCTTTGGTCAATCTTACTCATATCAAGACCTTCTTTAACTAACAATTCATTGATAGATGAAATTGAGTTAATCACGCAAGTTCGCTGGTACTCTGTCATGTTTATACCGTTTCCGTGTAACTGCGTTTCAATTTGTGGCATGTAAGTATCGTTAATTTTTGCTAACTGTGATTTATAAACTGCTGGTGCTTGATTAGTCATTATCCATTATCCCCTTTTTGATTAAATCTTTTAGTTGTTTTTCTGTTTCCGTTATTTTTTGTTCTAATTCTTTCAAGGCAAGTGTCTTGAAAACTTCAACTGATACTTCATCTAATCTAAATAACCCTCTATCTTCTTGAATCCTAAATTCTTTATGATTGGCTAATTTACCTCCATGAACATCTATAAAATACAAATCATTTAAAACTGACTTCTGTTTTTCATAATTTTGCAATTCAACTTTTAGAATTGCGATTTCATCGGTAAAAGACTCTACTCTTTCTAAATTCATCTACTTAACCTCCACATTGAATTTTTCTTTTCTTGCATAGTTTTCAATCAGTTGTCCGTCAAAAACAATAGGCTCTGTGATTGATTCAGCATTATCAAGAAATACAGGCATTGAAACGTTAAGGCTTTTTGAAAAGCCTGAAATAATATCTAAATCACAACGACCACGTTCTCCAGTACTCATGCCTGCTGAATAATCAATACCGTTATAAGTAGCCTCACAAACCTCATCCAATCCACCATTTTTTAATGGTTTAAACAATTTGAATTTAGTAAGTTCAAAATGATTATTAATACTTTCTTCAAGCATTTTTACTTTCTTACGAGTAAATTCATCTATCAACCACAAGTGACGTTCTACTTCTTGATTTTGTGTTTTAAGATTTGAATCTTCTTTTCTTAATTCAGCCATACGCTCATTAACTGGGATGGCTTGATCAAGTTTAAATGTGAGTTCGATCAATCTGTTAACTTCAATTTTCGCCTTATCCCGTTCTTGCGTAGCTTCTTGGATAAATTGAGAACTATCAGACTTAGCAACTATTATTTTTTGTTGAAGTTCTTCAATTTCAGATTTAATCTTTTTATAGCTATCAGTATCCTCAAAAGCTCCTGTTTGTTGTTTTTGAGATTCAAGCTCATTTTTAAGCTCGTTATATCGTTTCATTGTTTTATCAAGGTTGTTTGTAACTTCTTGACGTTTAGCAACTAATTCATTAATTTCATTTGTGTAAATTCCAATATCAGACGCTGCTTTCTTACCTAATGAAATGTTATTCTCTACTTTATTTGATTTATCTAGATTAAATTTAGCGACTAAATCTTCAATCTGATCAACTGGTAAATCTTGGCCACACATAGAACATTCTTTTTTATGTTCATCAAAGTTCAAAACTTTCAATTCACTATATTCTTTTAACAAATATTCCTTGTCGTTCTCGAGAAGCTTTTTAGAATTTGCTAACTTATCAATTTCGAATTGTAAAGAGGTTTGAGTTTCTCTTAACTTAGTTCCTTCTGAATGAATAGTTGTTAAATCATTATTTAAGTTTTCAGTAACTAAATTAGAGCCTGCTAGAAACTTATTTTTTTCTTCGCCTAACTTAATATTTAAGTTTGCAACTTGTTCTTTAAAATCTAATGATGAATCACCGTTTTCTGCTGAAATAACTTTAGCTTCAGCTTTCTCTAAATTTGATTGAGCAACGTTTAAATCAGATTCTATTTGGTTTTTATCAAGTTCATCTAATGCTAATCTATCAAGCATATCTTGATTTTCTTGAATTCTCCCAGGCAATGATTTGATGTCATCTTGAAGTTTTTTCTTACGACTAGTGAGTATTTTTTTAGCGTCCTCAATACTTTTCCCATCAAGAATTGATTCAAGTTCTTTTAATTCAGGATCCATTTCGATAATTTCTTCATCTGTTAAACCCGTTAAGCTAATTAAATAGTTACGACGATTTTTCCATTCAAGAGTCATGAAGAAACCGGCAGCTGTCATTATCTGAAGAACCTCTTCCGGTTCAATATTTTCAAGGTACTCTTTCCATTCCTTTTCTTTTTTAGGAACGGCATCGATATAATATTCCGTTTTATCGCTCCCTCGAGTTTTTTCTAACTCGCCACGTTTGGTAGTCCAGTTTTCTTTTTGAACTCGTTTCATTAATACGACTTTTCCATCAATTACTAGTTCAGCTTCGATTGTTGGGTCAAGACCTAAGACTTCATTTTTATCTTTATCCTTTGGTTTAGGATTTAACTTAGCGCCTAATAAATCTTTTCCAAATAACAACCATGTTAAACCTTCACCAATAGATGTTTTTCCTGCTCCATTTGGACCAATTGCATGAGCTGACTTACCATCAAGTTCTAATTTGTAGTCCTTAAAACCTTTGAAATTCTTGTAGTGAATTGAATTAATTCTAATTTCAGTCATCTAAACCACCGCTTTCTGCTACTGAAAACAAAGCTTCTAAAAATTTGAACAAAACATCATCAGGAGTATTTTCAGACTTTACGCTTTTATCTTCACGTTTAGCTGTACATCTTGGACAGTCACAAACAGATTCAGCTCCTTGTCGTTTGATTGTATTGATCGTCTTTCCAGTGTCCTCTTCAATGTTTGATTCTAATAAAAGTAAATTCAAGCCTAACTCTTGGTCACTACCTGAAATAGAACTACTTGCAAAGTCATGTTTTTCAGAACTTGCTTGCATTACTAGTGATATTCCTTGTTTCTGACATTCTTCTGTCAACTCGCAAATTAATTCCTTAACCCATTCCAACTTGTTTTCTTGTGTCATTTCGTGATACACTCTCCTTGAATTTAATATTTTACTTCTGACTGATTTTTGCTTCCCGGCGAATCAGTCTTTTTTAATACTTCAATTAACGATTCCTGCAATTCTTTATACAATACTGTTTCGCCTAGCATTTCTATAAAACCTTTTTCTCCCTTGCCTTCAACAAATAAATCAGGCATTAAATTGGGATTCCCATTAATAATCTCAAAACGAAACCAAACTTTATCAAGCTTATCTATTTGAAATATTCCATATTCCGTTGTTAATTTTGGAAGTTCAATGTTTACAAGCTCTTTCATCTTCTCACCACCCTTCAATTACTGTGTTTCTGCTTAAAAACATCAGCTACATGCTCAACATATCTAGCTTGCTGTTCCATGTATGAATCTTCATCTTTTCCCCCTGAAGCTTTCCAGTCACTTATTCGTTTATCAACATCAGTTAAAACAACTAACGCAATGTTTCCTGGAATATGTGAAGCTGCTTCTGATATTCTTTCTTGAATTTGCATTAAGCCACCTTCTTTTTCTTTTTGGTTTTAATTTTCTTTAACCAGTTATTAGCTGCTTTTTCAACTTCATTAGGTGGTAACTGATTTCTTTTACCTCTAATTTGCTTTATGTTGCCACCTTGGTACTCAATTGTGTAAAAAGGTTTGTTGATTGAATCTTTCTTTCTAACAAACACAATTGTTGTAGTGCCTTTAAAATGACCATCTACGTACTGGCTACCACCAACACAATGACTTAATTGTTTGCCTTCGTTAATGATTTCTTTAGTACTCTTTGGAATGATGAATACATAATCATCAACAACAGCTTCTAACTTATCCATTTGCTTAATTCGTTTTTCATAAAGTGTTCTTTCCTTTTTACTTGATTTTGTTTTCCCTTCAACTGTCATAATATTGAATAATTCAACTGCATTATCGTGAGCCTTAGTTAAATCTTTAGGTGTAATCAAGTTGTCAGTATCAACAGCAACTTCCATTTCATCTAATAACATCAAGTAATCTTTGTAGTAACTGAAGTCTACCTTGTTCTTGATTATCCAATTTTGAAAATTAACCATTCTTGCTTTTTTAGGAATATGATTAATGTCACTAAACTTCAAATACTCTTCAATTCCTGGTACTATTTTGCCACCTCGTGATTTAATACGGTTCTCTAATTCGAAGTAACTAAAAGACTTTTCAGTATTTTTTAAAACTGATTTATTTCTCTTTAACCAATTTTCATTGAATGTCCTCATATCAATACTGTGACCACGCATTAATTCGCTCGCTATTTTCTTAGCTCCAATTTTTTGAAGAAACTCTATTTCTTTTCTATGCTTATAAAGTCGTGATAAATAGAACCAGCCATTACATTCTTCATCATTAGTAAAGTCTATATATTTCAATTCTGATATTCCCGAAATCCTTTCATCCCAGCTTGGTTCATAAAATTTAACCCCAGTATAAGCACTGCCCATTGATGTCATAGGAACTAATCCACTAGAATAACCATTCCACCACTTACCTACTTTGATATGCTTGTCGTTAGTAAATAGTTCTAAGTTGGCTAACTCTTTCTCTATAAATTGCTTTCCTTCAACAATCTCTGAATAAAAAGCCCACGTTTGAATTTCTATTCTTTTCTTTGTAACTAGGACTAAAGCAAAAGCATAAAACTTATCATTGAATGTCAGCACTGTGTTTTTTCTAAGCTGTTTCTCAATCACTTCACAATTCTTTCTGTCTGAAGCTAGGATAGTTTCGCTCTTATTACTCCATTTGAAAGTATGAATTTGTGAGTAACACCAATCAAAAAAACTTTTTAGGTGGTTTGAGTGAGTTATCAATATATTTTTGATATTTACTTATACTCATGACATATCAAGCAAACTTAATTGCTCTACTCCATCAGAATTATTAATTGATTTCTTAGCTGATGTCTTTTTAGGTTGTGCAGCAACCTTAACCGTTGCTTGAATGCTTGAATTGCTTTTTGGTAATTTTTTTGATGTGAAGTATTTATAAACCCATCCGAAAACTGTTTGATCTGCAATCATGGCCACATTGCCATCTTTTTGTTTAGATGCTTGTTCTGAACAGTATTTCAAAGCTCCTTTAATACTTTTTTCTTTTTTTAGAATTCCTTCAAACAACTCTTCGCATTCTTGGTCACATAACCAGTTGTGAATAGCGTCTTCTGCTCCACTATGCTTTTGGTTCATTTCTTCAAGCATTTTATCCAGCGCTTTATCTTTAACAGACAAATGAATCACTCCTTTCAAACGCTAAAAACATCACTGCTACAAAAAGTAAAATATTAAGAACGATTGATAAATATAAAAGTAACTGCATTTGTCTAGTACGCTTAACTGGTGTTGTGTTTGTACCAAGTGCTGCCAATAAATATTTTTTTGTCATTTTCTTATTCCTTTCCGTTTATCAATATTTTGTTGAGCTAACTGCATGTAATACTCGTTGCTAACTCTCCACTTACTTAAATCTTTTAAAGCTTTGTCTAACGCTTGTTTTCTTGTCATTTGACCACCTACATTCTGTTTTCAATCATAAATTTATCAATTTCTTGTGTGTCGATTCGAAACGTTCCATCTACTTTAGTAATAGGCAATCCTTTAGCTAACCACTTTTCAAGAGTTGGTTCTGAAATGTCTGCATAGACACACGCATTTTTTTTATTAAGATAACGAGATTTAATTGCATAATTCTTTTCAATGCTTTTTAAAGTCTTATCAACCATTGATAAAATCTTATCCATTATCTTATTCATGAAGTTGTCGCTTAAAACTTGCACGGAGTACACCTCTTTCTTTTTTACGGTTAAACCGTAACTTTAGGTAAAAAAACAATGTCATCATAATTGACATTAAATACTTGTTCAATTCGTTTTATCTTGGGTACATCTGGAAATGTTTTCGCTTGCTCCCAACTTCTCCAAGTATCTTCTGAAACACCTACTAGCTTAGCTGACTGCTTCTGAGAAAGATCAAAACTAGCTCTTAAAACTTTTAATGTTATTTCCAAAAAAGTTCCTCCTCTCAATTAATCTGTACTCACAATATAATACGGTTAAACCGTAAAGTCAAGATATTATTCTTGTTTTACCGTATTTTTTTACGGTTTAACTTGTAAAAACTAAAGTTTTGAGTTAGTATAAATTTATACATTTTATTGAAGGGAGTTTTAATTGTGAGTGATTTAGGTAATAAAAAAATAATGGCTGAGAATATAAAAAAACTTATGGATTCTAGAGGAATTGACAGAAAAAAACTTTCGGATGACTTAGATATTAGTTATACAACAGTTTCAGATTGGATAAATGGAAAAACTTACCCAAGAATAGATAAAATTGAAACAATGGCAGAATACTTTAATGTTACGAAATCTCAATTAGTTGAATCAGCTAATTCAGAAGCTAATGAATCAAAAGACTTAAACAAAATGTTAGATGAAGCAATGACTTATAGTGGTAAACCTCTATCAGATTCAGATAGAGAGATAGTAAAAGCTTTTCTAGAGGGTAAATTTGGAAGTAAATGAGGTAATTTTATTGGATAAATTAATCAAGTGGCTTAAACATGAAGGTATAGAAGTTTACTTTGTAGATATGGAAGAGGTTGGGCTTTGTTTAGTAAATAGTAATACTATTCTAATAAGTAATCTATATAATGAATTGACACAATTAAAAGCAATCCGTCACGAATTAAAACATTTTGACCATAAAGACTATATTTACCTTTACGACCAATTTGTTTACCATTCAAAAATGGAGTATGAAGCAGAGCAAAATGTTGTTAAAGAATCGTTAAATGAGTATATTGCATTTCTAGATGGAGATATAGAAAAAGTAAACTACCTAAAATTTTTAGAAGATTATGAGCTAGATTCAAACTATGCGCCTTATGTTATACAGTTATTAACAAAGATGAAACTACGTATTCCTAAAAATAATCTAGAAAACTCTGAAAATTGTATCGCTATACATGGCTTCGTTAAATAAAAAAACACACTGCCTCCCCGCCTAAAAGGAAATAGTGTGTTGAAGCTAAATTACTTCAAAGATATTATATCATATTGGAGGAGAGTAAAATGGCAAAATTAAAATGTCCATCTTGTAAGTCACCTAAAGTTCAACTAATAGATTCACAAACAAACATTGAAAGTAAAAAATCAACTTCTTTAAACCTTAACCCATTAAAACCTTTCACAGTTTTTAATCACAAAGAGAAGAAAAAGAAAAAAACTTCTAGTGGAAAAGTAGCTCTTGGTGTAATGACCGGTGGAACTTCTTTACTTTTTACTGGAACTAAACAAAATAAAGGTAATGAATGGCATTGTACAAATTGTGGTAATGTTTGGAAAAGTAAATAAAAAAATAAGCACATCTCATCAGTTTGGCGACCGAAGATGTGCTCAACATAAAAAAATTCCTATGCTAGATAGGCCTCTTTATTGTACCCATTTTAGCATAGAAAGGAGAGAAAATCATGGTTAAATATGAGAAATACAAGACAAAGGCAGGAAAGGATAAATGGAAATATAGTGGATATTATGGTTTTGATGAAAAGACTGGTAAGAAGTTACAACCAAGAGGACGTGGATTTGATTCAAAAGCGGAAGCAAAACTGGATTATGAAAGAACTGTAGAAAACTACAAAAATGAAGCCCAACAAAAAATGAAACAAGATATTAAGTTCTCACAACTGCTCGAAGAATACTTAGAATACTATAAGCAAAGCGGAATTAAACCTGGTACTTATAAAAAATTTAAAGATGAAATGAATCGCTATGCTATTCCCTTACTCGGTAAAAAGTATGTGTCCAAAATTGATGTGGACGATTGCCAGGAAGCGTATGATGCACTAAGAAAGAAACGTAAAGACCATAGAAAGATTAAGAATCAAATAAAGACGGTTTTAGATTTTGGGATTACTAAACAATACATAACCACTAATCCAATGGAGTATATTCTAATTAGTAAAGTTGAAACTAGGTATAAGAAAAGAAGGCTTGCTGCTTCTGAAAACTTCTATGAACCTCAACAACTGATGACTTTTTTAGAAGCTTATAAAGAAGTTGAAGAATTTCATAAGTTCGTCTATTTCAGATTAATTGCTTTTACTGGGTTAAGACGTGGGGAAGCACTAGCTTTGTATGAAAGTGATGTAATTAGGAATAAAAAAGCTATTGATGTGAATAAAACGTTAGCTGAGGATGAAGATGGTAAAACTTATGTGGATCCATTTCCTAAAACTGAAGAATCAAATAATATAGTTTACCTAGATGATGATACTTACGATTATGTCATAGAACTGATTAATTTTAGAAATTCTTTCGAACAATACGGAAACACAACTTATATTTATAATAATGACTTTTTATTTCCAAGTCCTAAAACAGGAAAACATTATCACCGACAAGCTCCAAACGAATGGTTAAAAAACTTCTTTGACAGAAACGAAGATGAACTAAAACGACGTGGCATACATCGGATATCACCACACGGTTTTAGACATAGCCAAGCGACTTTATTATATGAATTAGGTGTTGACCCTAAAGATGCTCAATATCGTTTGAGACACGCCAACTTAAAAACGACGATGGATATTTACACACATATTTCTAAAGACCGCAAACGTGCGCCAATCCTAAAGTTAGATGAATTTTCGGCTAATGGTGCAACATTTGGTGCAACCAAACAAGAAGAAACAAAAAAAGAGCGTCAAGAACGCTGA